TGTTCATTATGTGGAGGAGCCGCAAATTGCAAGAGAAGCCGGTATCAGTGCCGGGGTAAGTGCGGCGGCTCCTGCCTTGCGTGAAACTATGCAAATCAATGTTGGCGGTGTAATGACAACCGTTTACAAAGATGAAATCGAAAAAGAGATATACAAGGCATTGCGTGAGCCTTTTATGCTGGATTACGGAGCGTGACGCTATGGGAATAGGCTATGTTGACAGCGTGGTTATTTACAACCGCTATGTAAACGGACTGATGGAAACAGAAACATATTTCGGCACACGGTTTGATAATGTGCGAGTGGAACTGACGCAGGGGGCAAACCAAAAGGCAAGCGGCATGGAAAATGCCAGTGTGTGCGTGGTGAAAATCCCGAATGCCAATCTGCCAAAGCCGTACAAAGCCCCGGAAGTGTGGAATGACCTCACGACTGATGAAATGTTAGAGAGTTTCACACTGGACACCGAGGGGAAGAATTTCTTCGTGATTGTCAAGAAAGCGGAGTTGGGCATTGACATTGATGTCCCTACCGGACTGATAGACCAAGACGAAACCAAGTACCCCGGCGGATTTTTTGAGTATATCAAAACCAAGTACGGCTATGCGTTCAGCGTTGATACGGTGGACGTTTATACCTTAATACCAAGATTTGAAATAGGAGGAAGATAATTTATGAATTTTGCTAACGCATTAGAAGCGTTAAAAGCAGGACACAAAGTAAAGTTACCGTCATGGGCGGGATATTGGGAGAAAGACGGAGATACTGTAAAAATGCACTGCAAGGACGGCAGGGTGTTGGATATTCGGGAAACAGAGGATGTTTTTTACACCCTTGAGAATATCGCGTCCAATGAATGGGTAGTCGTGGAAGCTGTCGGCGGTTGCAGTAGTGATTTTGATATTCGCACTGTTAGATTCGGTGAAGCGTTGCGACTGTTAAAACAGGGTAAAAGAATGACACGCAAAGGCTGGAACGGCAAGGGGCTGTCTGTAGTCTATCAGAAAGGCTATCCACAGGGGATTCCGTGCAACAAACAGACCGCCGAAGCATGGGGAATGAATGAGGGCGATTTGTTCAAGTGCGAGCCGTATTTGCAGATTAGCACTGTGGACGGCTCTCATGCTATGTGGGTTCCGTCAATCCGTGACTGCTTGGCTGATGATTGGGAAATCGTGGAGTAGCCTATGCCCGAAGAAATCAAAGAACGCCTGTCAAAAACGGAATACGATAAAGTCGGGGAAATGCTGCTGGAACTGATTGCGGAGTGTCCGTATACACCATCGGACCTTAAAGGAAAAGCTGGGGGAATACTGTATGACGAAATCGGCGACAGCAAAGGAGTTTTCATTCTTACCGACGGAGGCATAAGGAAGAAAAAATATGTTTCTGGTACGATAATAGCAGTTCTCAATATGAGAATATCGTACCAGAGTGCGCCGAAAACAAACCCGCAAAGAATCAATGCACAAGAGGTTGCAAATAACATAGTGGATTGGCTTTGCGATTTGGAAAATCTGCCAGATCTGACAAATGACAGAAAAATCATAAAGTTTGAGGCATCGCCAATTTCTGCCTTTAGATACGAATCGACTAAAGATGGATACATAGCCTACACATCAAATGTAGTTATGGAATGTGAAATGAAAGGAGTATAAAAATATGGCAAACGACAGAACAAACATGGTATCCCTGCTGGATTTTGGTAAGTGGATGCAGGGTGAATCCTCAAATATTCTTGAACTTGGGGACGGATATACGGAGCTTACAGAGGACTGGTCGCCGAATACGAATGAAACGACCTATGTAAACATGAAGACTGCTTCAACCACGGTTAATGGATATGCCCTTTCCATGACGCCGGAGCGTGAGCATTTGTCTGACGAGGCGCAGGAGTACATAGACCGGGCATTCCGCAAATTCCCAACCGGCAAGGGCGCCGAAACAGATTATTACAGATTTTATAAAACCGGAAAGTCAGGCGATGGATTCCTGGCAATCAAAGTCCCTGTAGTGGCAATGCCGACGTCCACAGGCGGCACGGGCGGCGAAACGCTTACATCCTCTATTCAGATCAGCGGAAATGGAGACGCAGTTGACGGGATCATGAAGATTGAGGACGGAAAGTGGACTTTTACGGAGACGCCGGATGCAGAAGCGGCGGCTTACACTGTACGAAAGAGTGGCGGCGCAAGTTTGAGCGACTAAGGTATTAAGGCAGCTTAATATATCCGGGAGCGTACCTTTCCATCGTTCCCGGATTTGGAAAGGATGTTAAGAATGGATAGCTTAAGAGTAAATAGCGGCATAAAAAATATCGAGGTAAATGACAATGGGGATTATATCAGCATCCCGATCAGTGACGCTGGTTTTTATGAACGTTTCGGCGCTCTGATGAAGAATTTTGAAAGCAAGCAGGCAGAAATCGAACAGCGGGCAAAGGAGCTGTCAGAAAAACACAAAGACAAACAAAATGATGATGTGGATATGATCGTTGACAGCATTCAGCTTTACGCTGATTTATGCAGATACACCTGCACTGAACTGGACAGCCTTTTTGGAGAGGGATGCTGCCGCAAAGTGTTTGCAGGTATCCAGAATCCGGGAGTGGAACTGATTGCAGATTTCTTTGAGCAGATTACACCGCTTCTCAATCAGTATGCGCAGGAGAGAAATCAGAAGCTAAATCTCATATACAGCCGCAATCGTAAAGGGGCAAGGAGCAAGTAATGTTTAATGTTTTGCTGGATCCTCTTCCAACAGAATACAGAGGTTTTCCCATTGATTCAGATTTTCAGATTGGCATCCAGATTATGCAGGCCCTGGAGGATGGTGAACTTTCGCGGCAGGAGGGACAGGCGGTAGCTTTATCTCTCCTGTTTCTTCAAGAAGATGCTCAAGGCAATCAGCTTCCCCTGCCGGATGCCGAAACTGCCCTGGAAGGACTTGTGTGGTTTTTGACGGACTGGAACCATGATCATAATAGCAAGGTAGATAATACGAGGATAACTGACTTCGACATTGATCAATGGCGTATATATTCTGCCTTTAAACAGCATTATGGAATCAACCTGAATATAGATAAGCTGCACTTTTGGGAATTTATGGGACTGCTCACCACACTGCCAGAATGCGCCTATACACGCGTTATTGATATCCGGGCGAAGAAAATCACGTCTAAAATGGGAACGGACGAGAAAAAGGCATATGCGGAGCTTAAAAAGGTATATGCGCTGGACCAGCCGAATGAAGTAGAGTATACCGACAATCAGAAGGCGGCCATCGATGAGTTTGACCGGATGATGGAAGAACAAAAGAAAATCAGGGAAAGTAAGAAACTGGCGGCAAAAGCTTTTAAGGATATGGTGAGATGATGTACAGGCAAACCAAAAACTATGAAAACCTTCAGAAGCGTGTATTTGACGGTGCAGGGGAATATGGCATACCGCAGATACAGCCTGCAACATATAAAAGTTGTGACTGGATCGGGTTCAATTATGCCAGAAGTGAAAAGAATAGGACGGATAAGGGAGTACATTTCTTCCTTGACGATTACCAATTTGGAGTAGTTTGGCAGTCTCCAGACAAGTACCTTGATATGTTCCGGCAATTCACTCACGTCATGTCCCCGGACTTCTCTACATACACTGACTTTCCGAAAGCCATACAGATATACAATCATTATCGCAAGCATTGGGTAGGGGCATATCTGCAAGAGAACGGCGTGAATGTGATTCCAACAATCTCATGGAGTACGCCGGACAGCTTTGAATGGTGCTTTGACGGAGAACCTGCAGGCGGTGTGGTTGCGGTATCTTCCGTTGGCGCGACAAATAGCCGGGAAAAGAAAGTGCTGTTCCTTGCCGGATATAATGCTATGATAGAGCGGCTGCACCCGGACACAATTCTGTTTTATGGGAAAGTGCCAGAGGAATGCCAGGGGAATATTGTGCAGATACAACCGTTTCATAAGCGGTTTGAGAAAGAAGTGTGAGTTATGGGTGGAAGAGGGGCAAGTTCCGGAATATCAGATAAAGGCAGAAAGTACGGAAGTGAATATAACACTATTTTACAAGAAGGAAATATAAAATTTGTTACCAAGAGTGATCGAACGTCAGAAACGCTCATGGAGACAATGACGCCCGGGAGGGTGTATGTAACAGTTGGAGGAAAAGATTTACTATCAATAATGTACTTCGATTCAGATAACAAAAGAGTAAAGTCCATTGATCTTGATCACCCTCATAAAAAGATGAAACCTCATACTCATCATGGTTACATACACTTTGAAAATGATGGTCCTAAGGGTGCTGCGAATCTGACTACTGAAGAAAAGAAAATGGTTGAGAGAGTTGCGAAATTGTGGTATAATCACTTAAACAAGAAGCAGTAGCTCACGAGGGAGAAGCGGCGTTATCAGCGCATGGACTCCGGTTCAAATCCGGACGCTTGTTGTCAGCAGAAAATAGTTTAGGCGGGCAGAACACGTCAATTGACGAGGCATCGGTTCAATTCCGGTTGACTGCGAGGCATGGCTTAAAGCTGTGCCTTTTATATTTTGAGCAGATAAAGGGCGGTAGAAATACTGCTCTTTTAATTTGGTACAACTACTGTTTGAATCTGTGCTACCATATTTACATGGCAAGAATAGGGAGCGCACCTGAAAAACAGTTTTGTTACCGCCTGACTGTTTCCTTGCCTATTCTAAGATAAGGCGGGGATTATATGGAAAGGGCGGTAAGCTTATGAGCAATTTAGGAAAAGCAACAATCACGACGCTGGAAATTGCAGAGATGATGGAAGTGGAACACAAGAGGCTCCTGCGTAAACTGGATGGGGATAAAGACAGAAAAGGCTATGTCCAGATTTTAACTGAGGCCCAAATGGGGCTGAGTGATTTCTTTATCCCGTCTACATATCGGGATTCCAGCGGGAAGGAAAATAAGTGCTATGAAGTGACAAAACTCGGATGCGATTTTCTGGCAAACAAGTTTACTGGGGAAAAAGGGGTACTGTTTACAGCTAGGTACGTGAAGCGGTTCCATGAAATGGAGAACCAGTTGCAACAGATTCCACTGACAGAAAGACCGGACAGGGTGGCGCAGTTAATCAACGCCGTGTCCCCGCTGATGAAGCGGAACGATTCCACGCCGTATGACATCGTAAGGAACGCACAGTTAATCTGCGAGCAGTACGGCATCAGGCTGATTGATAATTTTGCAAAGATTCCTGTCTATCAGCAGTTGACATTGGTGGATTGCAAATGAATAACAGTATATGAAAGGGGGATCAGATCAGATCCCCCTTTTGTTGTTTTAGTGGCATTCAGGATCAAATCTGATCCTGAACAAATTATGCGCAGGGGTGCTCCAAATTAGAAGCACCATAAATTTTTATAAAAAGTGCTTGACTTTTGTTGAACATAAGTTATAATAGAATTATGTTCAACAAAAGAAAGGAGATGATAAGTTGTCACCCAGAACGGGCAGACCAACAACAGACCCCAGAGGAACAAACAGGACGGGGGTTAGGCTTACCGATAGTGATATGGGCAAACTTGAATTTTGCATTTCTAAAACAGGAATGTCAAAAACGGACATTATCAGAAAAGGCATTGATTTGGTCTATCAAGAACTAAAAGAAAAAGAGTAGCCGGTATACTTGGCGGTAAGCGGCTACTCAATCGCAACACTTCCACAAGGGGAATGTCTGTACATAGTATAGCATTCCTCCATGTGGAAATCAACTCAAATTTTCATATAGGAGGATTTTTTATGCAGGAAATGCAAATCTTTAACAATCCAGAGTTCGGAGAAATCCGCACAATCATGATTGACAACGAACCGTGGTTCGTATCTGTCGATGTTTCAAATGCCCTTGGATACGCAAAAACAGTCAATATGACAAAACTTGTAGATAAAGAGGACAGACAGAATATCAGCTCCTCCATTTTGAAGGAGCAGGGATATAAGCAGGCTTATACGCTTGGAGTGATTAACGAAAGTGGTTTGTATGCCGCCATATTTGGCAGTACATTGGAAAATGCCAAAAAGTTCAAGCATTGGGTAACATCAGAAGTCCTTCCGCAGATAAGAAAAGCCGGAGCCTATGTTATGCCGCAGGTATGCAGTCCCTCCGAAATCCCCCTGGGCGAACTGGCCAGCTACCTCAAAGCAATGGATAGAGTAGCCCACCGCCAGAACCTCGCACCGCACAAGATTGCGGAGAACTTCAAAAAGGTATCGGCGCAGTTCGGGGTGGAGCTGACAGAGGATTTTGTTAAGGTGCCGGAGTATGAGCAGTTGACGATTGAGAGTATCGGGAAGTAAGGGAGGAATAGCTATGGAATCAATCAGGAAGTATGTGGAAAGATTTTTTTCAAAGACAAAGAAGAATTCTGAATATGGAATGTCATTTAGCGAAATGGAGCATGGAATGGAGGAAGTTTTCTCTGCTAGTGATTATAACGGAGCATTCAAGGTTATCACCACGCTGTTTGATTTTGGCTATGCCAAAGGCTACCGGGCCGCAATGGCAGAGATGAAGAAAGGCGGTGCAAGGGTATGAACGAAAACATCAACGAAGTAATCCTGAGGAGCAAGCCGAACCGTGAGCCGATGGACTTTGAGCGGCTGAAATTCCTCTGCTACTTTATTGCCGGGATAATCGGAGAGGTGTTCGGCTTTGGCCTGGTGCTGGTGATCGTGCTCTGCATGGCCGGGGTTTTGCGGTGAAGTAATTTGGTACAACTGCCAGAAGAAGATGTGATACGATATTTTCAGGCGGGGATAGAGATGTACACTCGAAAAAAGAACTGTCAGCCTTTCCGGTTTCTTTTCCCCGTCTAAAAAATAGGCTGGCAGATGTAGAAAGGAGAAACACATGAATGAAATCGTAAAAGTCGGCAGCAACAATATTCCAGTTATTGAATGGAAAGGGCAGAGAGTTATCACTACAGCACAGCTTGCGGAAGTGTATGAAACTGATTCAGATAACATCAAGAAGAATTTCCAGAACAACAAAGAGCGATTCAAAGAGAAGGAGCATTATTTTTGCCTTATAGGGGATGAATTAAAAGAGTTTAAGAACTTGGTAACCGATTTTCCCTTAGTCCAAAAGAACACGCCGAAGCTATATCTCTGGACACGCAAAGGTGCAAGCCGTCACTGCAAGATGCTGGGAACTGACAAAGCCTGGGAGCAGTTTGACGAACTGGAAGAGAATTACTACAATCCACAAAGGCAGTTGTCTGGAGAACGTCTTATCTCACTCGCGCTGATTGAAGCGCATAAGGTACTGGAAGAAAAGGATAAGCAGATAGAAAGCTTGGAAATTACTGTACAGAGCATGGACAAGGTTATTGGTGAACTGACACCAAAAGCGAACTATGTTGATGTTATATTACAAAGCCCATCAACTGTCCTCATAACGCAGATAGCGCAGGATTACGGAATGTCGGCAAAAGCATTTAATAAGAAGCTGTCTGAGTTCCGTATTCAGCGCAAGGTGGGCGGTCAGTGGATATTATATGCTGACTATCAGGGAAAAGGTTATGTTCACAGCAAGACCATTGATATTGTACGCTCCAACGGGCAACCAGATGTGAGAATGCAGACGGAATGGACACAGAAAGGCAGATTGTTCCTTTATGAAGAATTAAAGAAGCATGACATTTATCCTATGATAGAGAGAGCGGCATAACAACCGTCCTCTCTATTTGGTACAACTGCTGGAAGAAACTGTGATGCGATATTGTGTCTTCCCCTGATGGGGAAGTGGATTGAAATAATTTGGTACAACTCCCCTCACCAATAATGGTACAATGGAGAAAAGGATTGGAGGACACGGAAGATGCAGACAATAACAGAAAAAGAAAATACGCTGCAAAGCATTGACAATACCTTGAAGCGTATAGAGGCTATTCTACTTGAGAGGAAGAAACCATTGCGGGATATACAAAATGCAGTTAAAACCATAATTTCAGAAAGGAGTGAGGAACAATGAGTAAAAAAGAGCAACGTGGGAAAAGTTTGGGCAAGCCATTTGTTTTGATTGGTGACGGAACGGAAACGCACCTTATCACGAATGGTAAAGTGTATGAAGATGGAATACTTGAATTTGATCTTCACCATGAGGGTGCGGAATATCCGGAATTTACTTTTTTGGTTGATACCCTGGAAGTTTGCGCAAGTTCCGGAACAGACATTATAGAAGAGATGCATGAGAAAATTAAGCGAGTTTTGTACCCGAATTTATGAAAAGCAGCCCCTTAATGGGGCCGCTTATTACCTTAGCTTGTATGCTAGCATGCCGCTTGCGTATGTCTTGTGGATATAGATGTGCCCGTTTTCCTTAAGCTCTTTTAAAGCAGATTCAGCATCATCCAGTGAAATGTCATACTCTTTAAATTCTGTTTTTGAAAAAGAGCTTTTGCCCTCGGCGGTTTTCATAATACGCAAAACTTTTTCCGCTAATTCAGTCATAACGTTTCTCCCTTCTTCTGTACTCGGCGCGTCACCACCTGTACATAGATTATAAGGGAAACAAAACAGAATTACTACAAACCGGCTGGTAACAGGTTCCAGCCGCTAACCTGAAAAAGCTACAGGCAGATTTGCAATGGCATCTCTGCTTATGTGGAGGTGTTTTTTTAATGGCAGAATATGATGGAAGTATAAGGATCAATACAAATATCGAAGCAAAAAATGCTGAAAAAGAATTAAAACGTCTTGAGAGCAGTATTTCTAAAACTGCTGACAAGATAGCTTCTTTGCGCTCAAAAATGGATGCGTTGAAAGATGTGCAGATACCTACACAGGAGTACCAAGAGATTTCTGCGCAAATCCAAAAAGCCGAAACAGAATTTAACAAGCTCCTAGAAAAACAGGAACAAATGCAACGGGAAGCCAAAGATAGTGGTGTTGCATGGGAACGACTTAATTACAAAATGGAAGAAGTCGGGAATACAATCCGCTATGCAAAAGGAGAACTGCAAGACCTTGTAGAAAGTGGAAAAGCCTTTACACTTGGTAGCGACACAGAAAAATATGCTGAAATGACAGCACAGATGGAGCAGCTTAATCAGCAGATGGAAGCCGACACACAGCGCCAGTCTGAATTGCAAAATGCACTTGCATCTGAAGAAGAGCGCCTTGCACAAATCAAAGCCAATGCTACGGTATCTGATCAGAATATCATTGACCTATTAGAACGCCGCAAACAGCTTATAGCCGAAATCAAAGATATGGAAGCGGCTGGTGTGGGGCTTGGATATAAACAGTACGAAGATGCAAACCAGGAACTGCAAGAGATAAACGGAAAAATTAAAGATTACCAAAAAAATCTTGGAAGCGTACCAGAAAAGTTTGAAAATATGCGGAAATCAGCCCAAAAAGCTTTTGACACGGTTAGTAATGGGACTAAGAAAAGCAGTGGTTTATTTTCCACATTTGCAAGCAGATTAAAAGGAATTGCCCTATCACTTCTCGTATTTAACTGGATATCAAAGGGTTTTAATGCCATGATCTCAGGCATGAAAAAAGGATTTGAAAATCTGGCCGGATATTCCGACTCTTACGCTCAGAGCGTGCAGAATATGAAGAATGCCATGTCGACGCTGGGGAATCAGTTCGTCGCGGCATTTGCCCCTATCGTCCAGATGGTCATACCATGGCTTACACAGCTTGTAAGTGCTATTTCTACAGCCATGACGTACGTGGCGCAGTTTATCGCCGTATTGAGTGGGAAAAGCACGTTCACAAAAGCCAAAAAAGTGCAGGATGATTACAACAAATCCTTGGGCGGCACGGCGAAAGCGGCAGACAAGGCCCGGGGAGCTCTGGCAAAGTTTGATGATCTGGACGTGCTGGAAAAGCAGGAAGATACTTCTGGAGGGGGAGGGGATTCTGACAATACTGGCGAGGATATGTTTGAAGAAGCACCTATAGAAAGCCAGTTTGAGGAACTTGCTGAAAAGGCAAAAGAGGTACTGTCTCAACTCTTTGTTCCTTTGAAAGAAGCGTGGGAAAGCCAAGGTGAATTCGTTATGGAGTCTTGGAGATATGCCCTTGAAGAAATCGGATTGCTTGCAAAATCTGTAGGAAAGGATTTCCTTGAAGTATGGAACCAGCCAGAGACTATATCTGTGCTTGAAAACATCCTTATCATTGCTGGAGATATAGGCCTTGTTGCCGGGAATCTGGCCGCACGATTTAGGGAAGCATGGGAAGCAAATGATGTCGGACTGAGTATACTGGAGAACATCCGCAATCTGTTTGGAATCATCATCGAGCATGTTCGGAACGCAGCAGATGCTACAGTGGAATGGAGCAAGAACCTTGACTTCTCACCAATGCTAGAATCCATAAATGGGCTTTTGGAAGCATTGCAGCCACTGGCTGACAATATCGGGGCTGGGCTGGAATGGTTCTATACCAATGTGCTGCTCCCGATAGCTGGATGGACAATAGAGGATGCTGTTCCGGCATTTCTTGACATGCTTTCCGCGGCAATAGAAACGGCAAATGAAGTGATAGAAGCCCTTAAGCCGTTGGGTCAATGGCTGTGGGACGAATTCTTACAGCCGCTTGGAGAATGGGCTGGAGAAGCGGTCATATTTGCAATGGAAACGATTACCGATTTGCTGAAAAAGTTTGGTGATTGGGTATCAGAGCATCAGGAAGTTATAAATGGATTTGCAATCACATTAGGAGTCCTCTTTTCGGCTTCTATGGCTGCTGACATATTAAGTGCAGCAGCATCACTAGGTGAGTATATCATCAATGCTGGAGGGCTTGTTGCCGTACTAAAGTCGACTACAGCCTCCTTGGTTGCCAACACAGCTGCTTGGTTTTCGAACATTGCAGCAAAAATAGCAGACAAAGCGGAAACTCTCGCAATCATAGCCCTTTATGCAAAAGATTTTATCGTAAACCTTGCAAAAGGAACTGCTGAACTTGTTAAACAGGCAGCGCAGTTCGCAATCAGCACGGCGGCTAAGATAGCAGATACCGCGGCACAGGTTGCTATGACGGCAGCAACCGTTGCCTGGAATGCAGTATGTGCACTTGCGACTGCGGCAACAACAGCATTTGGTGCAGCTGTGGCATTCCTGACGTCTCCTATTGGTATTGCAATAGTCGCAATAGGAGCGATTATTGCAATCGGAGTTCTCCTTTATAAAAACTGGGACACTATTAAGGAAAAAGCAAAAGAAGTATGGGATTTTGTAAAGAAGAAATTTGAAGAGTTTTCCACATGGCTGAAGGGAATATTTGAAAAGGATTGGACAGAGTCTTTTGGCGCCATTGGCGAAGTATTAAACGTATTTTTTGATACCATAGGCGAAGTATGGGATTCAATAAAAGATATTTTTGGCGGTATCATAGACTTTCTAACCGGAGTCTTTACGGGCGACTGGGAAAAGGCCTGGGATGGCGTGACCAAAATCTTTGACGGAATTGCGGGAGTAATAGGCGGAATAGTGGATGGAATTATAGGTGTAATAAAAACTGTTATTGAAGCAATACAAGGTGCAATTCAAAAGATCAAGGAATTCTTCTCAGAAAGTTCCAAGGCCAGTGCGACGGGGCCGGTTGGAGGAGCGTTTAGTTCGATTTCTGGAATGAGTTCAAATTCCACAAATTCAGCCCGGTCTGTTTCCGGATATTCTATGGCAGATATTCCCCGCCTTGCCACCGGATCAGTAATCCGCGGCGGCAATCCGTTTATGGCAATCCTGGGCGATCAGCCGCGCGGCCAGGTGAATGTTGAAGCACCGCTGGACACTATCAAGCAGGCGGTGCGGGAAGAACTGTCTGGAATGAATTTTGGAAGTGCCGGCGTTGGGCAGGCAAAAGTTGTACTGAACATAAATGGTGTAGATGTGGGAGAGGCAATGCTGGATGATTTGTTTTCTGTAATGCAACGGCGTGGATATGACGTGAGCGTACTGGGGGTAAGGTAATGAAGTTTGATAAAGGCATAATGATTGACGGAATTTTTTTTGATATCCCCATGGTATCCCTGAAGCGTACTGGAGATTTTCTGCACAAATATGCGGAACGAAACGAAGCGGGTACTTTGATGGCGGAACTGATCGGGGTGTACTATAATTACACCCTGACAGCCGGAACCAGCTCCGATTTTGGAGATACAGACTATGAGGCGTTCTGGGATAAGATGACGGAGCCGGTGGAATTCCACGACATTTCCATACCTACAAAAAGCGGATATTATACATTTCGGGGTTACATATCAAGTGTTGCAGACGAATACAAAAAGATTTTGGACAACGAAGCGGAATTTACAGGATTTACATGTAAGTTTACCGCGCAGTCTCCTGCGAGGACGCCATGAGAACAGAATTCTACATTGATTATAATCTTTATGACATAACTGCATTAAATGACGCCCGGGAATCATCCAGCAGTAATGCGCCATTTGCAAATATTAACCGGATAAAAGAAAACCTTCTGGCGCCGGACTATGGAACGTTGGAGCATAATTTCTTTGTGCTTGACGGGAGCCGGGAGGAATTCCCGGACAGTCCGGAGGATCTTGTATATTTCTCCGCAGGGCAGTCAGGACCGGACGGAACGTTTTCGGCAGAGCAGTCGATCACAATCCGTTTCACGGAAAATCACACAAGCGTAGGTTTGACACTTGTATTTTTGGACTCTTATCCGATAGAGCTGGAAATATATTGGTATGACCTTGAGGGCAATTTGAAGAGCAGGAGGAAATTTTATCCGGATGCGCTAATGTACTTTTGCGAACATCAAGTGGAAGAGTACGGGCAAATCAAAATCATATTCCAAAAAGCGCTTCCCTGGCACAATGTGAAACTGCAGTACATTAAATATGGTACAAGCATCACCTGGAACAGTGATACAATTAAAACAGGTAAGCTGATTAATGATGTCGACCCGATCAGTGACCGGCTCACAACTGATACCCTCACATTTGAATTTATTGATGAGCACGACGAATTCAACCTTGGAAATCAAGGGGGAATGCATAAAACTTTTCAGCGGCGGCAAAATATGCTGGCCTATGAACGGGTGGGGGAGGAAACCGTACCGCTTGGAACATTTTTCCTGGAATCCAGCAGTATTACAAAGAATATCTGCAAAATGACAGCTATCGATTATAAAGGAATGCTGGCCAACGTGGATTTTATAGACGGGAGGATGTATAACGGGGAAAAAGCCGGCGGAATTATTACAGAGATTATGGCTGCGGCAGGAATTGAAGCTTACACGGTTGACGAAGAGACGGCGAACACGCCGCTGTATGGTACATTGAAAATCCAGACCTGTCAGAAAGCATTGCGCGAAGTTTTATTTGCATGTGGAAGCATGATCAATACATCCAGACAGGATGGTATATCCATTTACAGCAGTAAAAAGATAGTTAGCGCCGGCATTGAGCGGGAAAGGAAATTCGAGACTACATTGGAGGCGGACCGGTATGTGTCTGACGTGAGCGTAAAGTATCAGACGTGGACTTTGGAGGATAAAATAAGTGAAATAACTAAGGGGGTATACCCTGCGGGTACTCATATGATACAGCTTACGAGTCCAGCGGCCAGAATGACCACCAATGTGGGACGGATTATAAAGCAGATGCCGTATTATGTGATTTTGGAAGTTCCGGCACAATCACGGTCAGAAGTTATTATTTCCGGGCAAAAATACGTTGGAGAAGAGCTGGCGGCCTTATCAAGCATTGAGCGCATAAAAAGCGGAGAGCTTCGAAACTCAAAAACATTGTCCGGTACATTGCTTAATCTGGAAGCGGCGCAACGCATAGCTGATAAAATTCTTGATTATTTTCAGATGCAACAAATTATAAAAACAAAATATATTGCATCAAGCGAAAAAGCCGGGGATATGGTGGAAATCGAAAACCCTTCCAGGAAGCACGGAAATTTTGTTGCATCAATAGAATCCGTCACCACCGATCTGACTGGAGGCTTCATCAGCACCGCAAAATGCAGAGGATATTATAAGACATTAACAGATTATTATATGACAGGTGAGATTTATACCGGAGAAGATATTGGAATTATATAGGGAGGAAATATGCAGTATCCTAAACAAACAGACAATTATGATGTAGACATATTTAATGCCAACTTCCGGGAGCTGGCAGGGAGTGTAATCTCGCTGGATACGGAAAAATTCGATAAGACAGAGGCCCAGGGGCTTTTTAAGGATGTGGCTTTTAACAGGGGGAACGGTGTCATTACCTTTACTCTTTATGATGGCTCCGTCAAAACCATTGATACATTGCTGGAAAAGCTTGCGGTTAATTTTGATTTTGACCGGGAAACGCAGAGGCTTATTATAACCTTGGATGACGGGACAGAAAAGTATGTGGATTTGTCTGCTTTTATCACCCAGTATGAATTTCTTGATTCTGAAACCATTGCTTTTGTGCTGGGGGAAGATGGGAAAGTATCGGCAAAGATCAAGGAGGGCAGTATTGAAGAAAAACATTTGCGCCCAAATTATCTTGCTGACATAAAAACAGAAGCGGCTAAAGCAGAAGCGGCCAGACAGGACGCACAGGAAAGCCAAAGAGAAACAGAAGAAGCTGAGGCTAATGCCGTTGCCAGCGCGGCGGCATCTGCAGAAAATGCAAACAGTGCACGGACAGCGGCAGAAGAGGCCTTGGAAGCCAAAACAAAGGCGCAAAAAGCCGCAGTAGATGCAGAAAGCTATGCTCACGGAGGAACCGGCACCCGTGAGGGAGAGGATACGGACAACGCAGACTTTTACTATCAGCAGTCCAAAGCCCTGCACGATGACATTCTGGCGGCGGGGGGAGCTTCGGAGGAAAACGCCGGGCTGATGAGCGCTCATGATAAGTCCTGGGTTGATGGGAAGTTCAGGCGATATGTATACGGAGCTGATAAATCTGGAGATGCAGACAATGGATATTACAAGATCGCATCTGTTGAAACGGATCGAACGTATCGAACATTTGGGCTGATGCTCAGATTGTGGAGTGACAACTTTACAAATTATGCGACTAACCCGGTTGAAATGACAATATATTTCAGAACGAATAACAATTCTGTAGCGTCCTCAGTATTTGTATATATCGATGTGAATAGCGGTGCGTCGAATTTTTATAAAGGCGAACTAATATTTATAAAGCATTCGGCGAATCCGGAAACTTCAGTGCCAAACGGGACCGAAAAATGTGAGATTTATTTCAATAGGAGATCTCCATACGCTAAAATAGTAGTAGAGGTTTTGGGAGAAACTCAACGTGGGAGCACATCTTCCGAAGAAAATTATCAAAACGTCTGGACATTTTACGATAATACCGAGATTTATGAATCTATTGAAGAGGAAGGGTATGAAGTTGGGACGCCAATCCACTATGCGGCACCTGTATTTTCAAATGCCGGCAATAGCTCAACTCCCATATATCTTGAAAATGGGGTATTAAAAGAGTGCACCGATTTACCATCCGGCGGAACAACTGATTATAACGATCTGGATAATAAACCGTTAATCAACGGAGTCGAATTATCCGGAAATAAGACAGCATCTAATTTGATGGTAGTAAAATCTACGGGAACAACAAATCTTGGAATCAACAAACCGGATATTGCCATTGGGTATGTGAGTGGAACAACGCCTATTTATGGCAATGACGATGGAGCCATGTACGAACATGCTTATTCCGACTTATGGTGCCACCAAATTTATGGCGATTACCGAACCGGACAGATTGCTACGCGCGGGAGAAATAATGGCACCTGGGGGGCGTTTCGGAGACAGCTGGATGAGTTTAATTATTCCAATTTTATCAACAGCTACGACAATGCCATTCATGCAAGAAATGCCAATATTGGTGATAATAAATATATTAAAATAATAATTGATAGATCAAAAGCGGATGCAAAGAGTAATGGATTCTTTGGGGCTTTCACCGTCAGAATATACGAAAATTATAGAGCAACCGATTACTTAATAAGCGGCTACAACTATTTAGCCGGATCAACTGCATGGTTAAATCCTTGTGCCTCTATTCTGGGAGGAACGCCATTTATTGAAAACGGATCCAGGGGCGTGAAATTCGGTTATGATTCGGATGAAGAAGTATACGTCATATTTGATATCGGGCAGTACGTAGGAGTAAGTGTTTTCGGATTTGTAGAAGGATATTATTCATTAACCAATGATATTAATATTAGAAAAATATTTCGAATAGAATTTGTGCCTGAAATAACAGGAACGATTGAAAAAATGGTTACTTGCTATTATCCTATCCATCACCACGAACAAAACATGTACATTGGAGGCGGACAAGCGTCTTTAAGGTATGAGAGTCTTGGGTTAATGAGCGTGCTTCCAGCTGGACCAAGCGCTATAAGGTATTATTTTAAGTCATTTACCGAAGCAGAAGGTGGCGGTGGAATGTTTATGCCATCTTCAAATGGAGGGGTCCACCTCGGAACTTCGGATCATCGTTGGAGAGATATTTATTTAGCAACGGCACCAAATGTATCCTCAGACTCAAGAGAAAAAACCGATCAAAAACCTCTAGATGATGAGCTGACAGAAAAGTTCGTATTAGGATTGACTCCCAAATCCTACAAAAGAATTGACGGAACCTCTGGAAGACGGCACCATGGTTTAATTGCTCCGGAAGTTGAAGAGCTAATGAATACACTTGGCATATCATCTTTGGATTTTGCAGGATTTGTAAAAAGCCCCAAAATGGAAGAAGAGGAATATGAAGATCCAGAAACTGGGGAAAGTCAAACTCGCAGAATACTGATCGAAGGGGAATATACTTATTCCCTCCGGTACGAGGAATTCATTCCAATGCTGATCAAAATGATCCAGCTCCAGCATAGCAGAATAAAGGTGCTGGAAAACGAAAACCTGCAATTGTCGGAGAGGGTGGCCAGGATTGAAGAATATCTGGAGCTTGTATGAGGATAAATCATGAATCACGTATTTTTTAAACGTTACACACATGTAAGGCTCAAAAGATATACCCATGAGCAGATGTCTCTTACATACTGGTTTGTATTTGTCTATGACCGAGAGGAAAAGGACGTACTCAGGGTAAAGGAGCTGAACGGGAAGTACCTGAACCGAGCAATCACGCCAGAGGAAAAGGAAGAATGGATGGCCGGGATAAAGGGGGCGCTGAATGTACTGGATTTACAACGGATCGAATGGAACACGCGGCTTATTGGGGAGTTTGAATTGCTAAAACTAACAGTAAAAACAAAAGGTTGGAAGTATGGAGATATCCCAAAAGTAAGCGACTTTATCAGAATACTTGATAATGTGCAAAAGATCAGGGACGCGTGGGCTTTGATGTCAGGTACCCCCAATACACCAACGCTACCGCTCACGACATACCAAAAATGGAATGATATAGAAAAGATTATGCATGATATATCTTTTACATACGGACGATCAGTTGAGGATATCAGCTATTGCGGCGAGCTTTACGCCGGGGAAGGAATAGGTACGATCTAATGGCATTTATTAAGAAGGAATGGAAGGATCGGCTGTCGGAGTTTGCCGGAAGGCGCAGGCTGACCAATATCGACACCGGCGAGGAAATGACCGTAGATGTAGAACGGGATGAAGGCCTTGTTTCTCAGGTGGGAGACTCTTTTTCCGGGAAAAACATGAATGACCTGGAGGGCCGGATAGAAGCCGCGTTTGCCGACTGCCCCACATCAACGATGATAAAAAAATTAGAAAGAGTGCAGACATTGCCATCAGATGCCGCAAGTCATGCAGATACTCTTTATATTATTATGCAGTGATTGAAAGGAGAGGCATATGCCAATATATAGCGGGCAGAACAAAATAAAGCTAGCTGTCGGAGGCCAAAAAGTTAAAAAGGCATATCTGGGAAATCAGCTCGTGTATTCTGCCGGAAGTGTTGTGACATACAGGGTGGATACCGGAACTGTTTATCAAGAAGAAGTTGATGAAGGCGCATCATGCCTGTCCCCCAAGACATTTACACCATCAAAAAGCGGATGGACGTTTGTGGGATGGAGATCGGACGGGGCCGCAAGTGGAACAGTACTTACAAATAAGGTCATGGGGGATACCCCTGTTACATTATATGCGGTGTTTCGGCAAATCATAACCATTACATACTATAATGGAAATACTACAGCATCAAGCGCTTCAGGGAATCGTTACTATAATAATGGAGCGATATCTAATCCATCCTTTACCCTAATCCAGGTGGCTTTGTCTGGATGGACTGTCAGAGGGTGGAGCACTAACGGCACGGCTAACAGTGGAATTACATATAATAATGGCGTGGCTTTCACCCGGGACTCTAATGTGACCCTTTTTGGCATGTACCAGCAAACCATTATATTGACTCTATACAATGGATCCAGCAGTGCTACAAACCAGAGCAGGACAAGATATTATTGTCCCGGAAGCGGCAGTACCGTAAATCCTGCATTTACTGTAACACCGGCTACCTTGAGCGGCTGGAGCTTTAACGGCTGGGCGGCTTCGTCTAACGCCACAGCGGCTATTGTTTACAGCAGTATATCAAACACGGTATTTTCCACCAACGCGACTTTGTACGGACGATACAGCCAAACCATCACGCTCTCTTACAATGGCAACGGTGCGTCAGGCGGCTCTACAGCGGCCCAGACCGGCACCCGGTATTGGAACACCGGAAATTTAGCCAACCCTTCCTTCGCTCTTCGGACAAACGGCTTTACAAGAACAGGATATATATGGACAAAGTGGGCCATGGGATCGGCTGGAGGAACGCAATACCCAAGTGGAGCCAAAGTTACTCTTGAAACAAATACTGTATTTTACGCACTTTGGGTGGGAACGCCCCATTATTTCGCACCATTAAGTAACGCCGAATGGAGTATAACCGACCAGTTTGGAGCTGACAATCATTTTAAGGTTGATACCGATAACGATAGAATAATTGCCAGTGCTAAAGGAGTTGCCTGGACAGGGACATATGGGTATACGAACGTAAGTGCAACAATTCCCACGGGAGGATGCACTAAAGTGCGTCTTACTGTAATGGGGCTGGGGGGAGCGCAGACTTACTATGTATATGGGATGGTAAATGATACCATTATATGCGAAACATCCCCCGCAAATCTTACATCTGTTGGATCTGCTAATATCAATGGAAACTCTATAACTGTAACCTTGAGAATAGTGAATCCTGATAAAAACAATGCGAGTTCTGGGGCATTGACCGAAATATATTTTTACAACTAAAAAATGGTACAACACAATAGAGCATATGAAGTAAAATATGACAAATGAAGATTTGCAGGAGAAATGCTTATGGAAGGAAATTACATAACACGACAGGAGCATGATGAGTTCGCCCGGCGGATAGAAGCCGAGGGGAAGCGGCGCGATGATGAAAACAAGCGCCAGAACAGCCGGATTGACACGCTGGAAGAAAACATCAAGGAAATCCATGGACTGACTGTGTCTGTGGAGCGCATGGCTGTGAATATGGAGAACATGCTTGTGGCAATTGAACGGCAGGGAAACCTGATTGAAAAGCAGAACAGCCGGATTGATGAAATTGAGAAGGAGCCGGCAAAAGACTATAAGCAGATAAAAATGGCAATTATCACGGCAATAATCGGCACCGTTGTAGGAATTGTGATTGGCGCTGTGGTTGCGCTTTTATAAGAAAGGAGAATTATATGAAAAAGATTGACTGGGCAAGAAAGTTGACAAGCAGGAAGTTCTGGGCGGCTGTTGTTGGATTTGTGACGCCGCTTATGACTATGATGCAGGTGTCTGACAGCACCGCAGTGCAGGTGACGGCGCTTATCATGGCAGGAGGTACGCTGATTGCGTATATCATCGGTGAGGGCCTGACGGATGCGGCAAATACCGGATCGCAAGTACAGGAGGAAAAAAAATGAATAAGAAACTGATCGCCCTGGATGCAGGGCATGGGATGGTGACTGCAGGCAAAAGGTGCCTGCAGAGCCTTGACCCAAATCAAACACGAGAATGGTGGCTTAATGATAGGATCATGGATCAAGTGCAGAGCCTGCTGGCGACATATGACTGCCAGGTGCTGCGGGTTGATGATACAACCGGGGCAAAGGACATCAGCCTTTCTGCACGGGTAAAGGCGGCAAATTCTGCCAAAGCCAACATTTATATATCCATGCACCATAATGCCGGTTTAAACGGCAGATCCGGGGGCGGAACGGTGGTATATTACAGCTCTAATAAGCTGGAGCGGGCCGTGCAGGCTCAAAAATTGTACAACGCCATCATCCACCGGACAGGCCTTTCCGGCAACCGAAGCGAAAAGGTAGTCAAAAAGGGATTTTATGTGATCGCACACACAACCATGCCGGCGTTCCTGGTGGAAAACGGATTCATGGACAGTCCCACGGATGTGCCTGTTATTTTAAGTGACCAGCACGCGGCCAGAACCGCGGTAGCGGTGGTGGAATTTTTGGTCGATGCTCTGCAGCTCAAAAAGGTGCAGACGGTATCCGGATCACAGTCTCCTGCAGGGACAACGGTTGAGGGAAGCACAGCGGACAGTGCATACTATCCTGCCTACACAGGCAAAAAAACCACGCTATCCGCCGCTATGACCAGCCTGCGGCTCAACAGTACCTATGCGTACCGCAAAAAGATCGCGTCGGCCAATGGCATTCAGGGATATATGGGCACAGCGGCTCAGAACACGCTGATGTATAATCTCCTGGTGGCAGGACGGCTGAAGAGGGCCTGAGCTGTGTGGGGCAAATTGCGACGTCGCAAAAAGGGCGGTAGGTGTTATCCTGCCGCCAGTTCTTTTCTTCTGTTTAGAAATTTTTCTTTTGCAGATTCCTCCGTATACTTGTTATCTGGATACCAGTATGACTGATTGATTATCCAATAACCTAAATCATGATGTACTTCTCTGATTTCCATGTCATATATTTCTACTGTCATATCCTTCTCGCTTTCTCCCTGCATTACCCGGCAGGGGCGGGACAAAAATTACTCGCATTCCCATATTCCTACTACTCTTGGTTCTTTTTTGTTGGTTCCGTCTAAAATTTTATTAATGAACTCCCTTGCGTCATTCCATGTTGGAAATATTTCAAGATGGTTCTCAACACAGATTCCCTGTTCGTCTTTCACTATCCATCGACCTCTATGAATATAGATCCCATCTGTGAGTCTTTTCATATCTTCCCTTCTTTCTCCCGGCGCATCCCCGCCGGGTGGGTGGTGTGGTTAACGAGATTCCGCCTGCATGGCTCTTCGACATGCATTATCGTATTCCTTTTTTGTCATTCCAAGCTCTTTGCAAAGAGCACCTGTCCCCTTTTTTATGTTCTTATGACAAAACCTGTGGTGCATTACTTCCATATCAAAATCAATGCTGATAGAATTATCTTTTTCGCGATCTCCAATTTCATGATATTTTGACATTTCGTTCTTGCTCATTAATTTGTGTTCCACATAGTACAAATCGTGATTTTCGCTTAATGTATCATGATAAATCTTTCCACCGTCAAAATCTCCTATTAAGTAAAACCTACTGGAATTTTCTATTTCAAAAATATCTTTTGCTGTATCTGGTATAAAAAATCTTCTTTCTGTCATAATGGTTCCCTCCATATTTTTTATCATAGGAACAAGCGCCTCACCATCCCAGTGTAGATTCACGATACCCTTTGTTTTCATCACCCCGCGCCATCCGCCCCCTACTTTCATGCGGCTTTCGGAAAAGATGGTTACTTCCGTTCTCTCGTTGGCATCTCTTGTTCCTTTGATAAGTCTATATTAGCATAGTTTAAATATGCTGTCAAGAATATTTTTAAAAAAGTTTAAATATTCTTGAAATCTTTTCTTTGAAATGATATTATAAATCCTGAAAGGAGGTAAGGAAGTATGGCTTTTGCAGATAAAAAGGCGGCTTTTGCGTATATCAATGAGTATCAAAAAGAAAAGTATGATAGAATTACAGTTATGGCAAGCAAGGGAAAGAAAGCAGAGTATCAGACGGCGGCTAAAGAAGCTGGAATGTCTTTATCTGCTTTTGTCGAAATGTGCGTAGATGAAAAAATCTCCCACAACAATAGGCGGCAGTGATTTTAAAATTTGTCCAGAATTTTGTCCATAATATCGCAAAATGGCTCATTTATCGCATTTATTGGCATTAAACAATCAGGTTCGAATCCTGTCACCCCGATTGATGTATTATAGCCGCAAATCCGGGAGTTGTTCAGTAAAATCAAGGGTTTGCGGCTTTTTCTATGTCCGAATTTATAAGCTTAAATTATGCCCGATAAGTGCAATTTATAATATTTTTTGTCCAGATTTTGTCCAAGCTTGCCCTAATTAAAGAGGGCGTTCCGCAGCTTGTCGGCAGCGTCCCTCTTAGCCTTTTCCTCTTTCTCCATCATGGAGTGCCGGTATACGGATTTCATCACATGGTCCGTCTCCCAACCGCCCATTTTAAGGATATCCGCCTCCGGTATCCCCATGGCTGACATTTGGCTTGCAAAGTAATGCCGGAGCTTGTGGAGCGGAAAGCGCGGGATCCCTAGCCTTTCCTCGACTTTCTCTAGGTGCTTTGTTATGCTGCCAGGGTGTCCCTTGTACACATACCCCTGCTCACGTATTTGTTCGGCCAGTGCTTCAGGTATGATGATGCTCCGAGTACTTTCAGTGGTCTTTGTAGTTTTGACTACCCACTCTTTCTTTGCGTTTTGCACCATGGCCTTGCTGATATGTGCGATATCCCCGTCAATATCTTCCGGTTGCAGCGCGCATATCTCTGATCGGCGCATTCCATAGCAGGCCAGAGTAATCGGAACCTCAAACGGTGTGTCCTTTACTTCTGCCAGTATCCTCTTTACATCCTCCTGAGAGGGCGTGTAAGGCTCAGATTTGACCTTTTGAGGGAGTGTGGTACTGACTTTAAGGTTCGGGCAAAAAGTCCCCAGAACAGCCGTCAAAAAGCCGTGGTAGTTGCGCACGGTCTTTGGGGACTTGCCTTTTGATATCTCATTGACCAGCTTGTTGATTTCTATTTGTGTGATATCAGATACCGGGAGTTTCCGGAACCATTCAGGGAAGCGGTTCACATTTTCGAAGTATTCTTTTATCGTCCTGGGGGACAGGACATTTCTTTTCATGTCCACATAGCTTTCGGCAGCACGCTGGAATGTCATCTGGGTATTTGCATTCCTTATCCGTTCTAATTCCTTCGCCATGGCAGTTATGGCCTCTTTCTGCGTGGGCTTATAATCAAAAGTCACGGTATAAATCTGCCCCTTGTACATTTTTCTGACCCGGTAGCTGTCCGGACCTCTCTTTTCAATCTTCATAGTATCATCCTCCTTAAAAATGGGTATAAAAATAACAGCCCGCGAAAAATCGCTTGCAAGCTGCTCCCGGAGATGATACAATCAGTGTAGGTTTGCAGACCTTTTACACAATTGTATCCTCCGGGATATATCTAAAGCCGTTCCTGTTGGCGCAGGGGCGGTTTTAATTTTATTAAAACGCAGTAGAGATTTGATTATTCTTTAACTTTTCCAACTACTTTACCAATGAGACGAACATCTTCATTTCCCGGAATATCTTCATACTTTTTATTTTTGGAAACAAGCCCGTCTTCTCCATATTCCTTAAGAAAACATTCATTGTTGATAGTGAATATGCCGACTTCCCCCGGATTTATGTTTTCTACCTTTTTGATATACAGTTTTTCTCCGTCATGATAGTCAGGCTCCATAGAATCACCGTTTACGCCTATTATAAAGTCTGCATTTGCGTCCGGGGCTTGAACGGTATCAGATGGAATATCGTCAAAATAAAATCCAGTTCCGGCGCAGGCAATCTTTCCATAGTAAGCCCACAGCCTTAATGGCACAAGTTCTTCCGATACTTCCATATCCATCCTCTGAACCTTTTCCAACTGCTCTTTCTGCTCCCTCAACTTCTCCGCAATAGCATACTCCCTATCCAGTACCGTATCAACCACGACTGCCCCGTCCGGGGAATATTCTGCAATAAGCCTATATTTTTTTATGATATTTTCAAATTCTTCTGGGCTTGCTTCATTTTCATATAGTTCTCTTGTTTCGTCTTGAAATAAGTAATTTGCATCACAATGAAGAATATCAAATAAATCATATAAAAGAGTTGCTCTAGGAGAATTAACATCTGTTTCCCAGTTTCCTATTGCTCCTTTGCTTACATTTAGCATTTCAGCAAGTTGTGGCTGAGTGATTCCAAGAGCTTCCCTTTTTTCTTTTAGTCTTGTTCCAAAACTCATTTTACACCTCCTCTGTATAAGAATGATACTATAAAAATCTGAGAACGTCAATATAAAAAAACAAAAAAACTGAGAAAAGTTGTTGACTTCTCAAAAATACTATGATATATTAAATGCAAGTCTCAGAATAACTGAGAAACGAAAGGAGGAAACTATATTGACTATAGCAGAAGCGAATGAACCAATTGCAACTGGTATTAAAGTTATAATAGCGAAAACAGGGCTTAAAAACCTTCATGTGGCTAAAAAGGCTGGGTTCACTCCGCAGGAATTAAGCGATATGTTTAATGGTCGCAGATTGATAAAGGCTTGCGACATCCCTAAATTTGCTCATGTTCTGGGAGTTAAAACAGATGATATTTATGCCGCAGGCAGAAAGGAGGGAAGTTGAGTTGAAAATAGGCGAAAAGGAATATTCCGAAATCCTTGTAACAGATAGCGAAAATCATCTTCTGGCAAGCATAACAGATGAAGATGTTATTGCAGAAAAGGATTGCAAGGTCGTGTGTGTGCCTGTTGAAAATTAACCGAGGTTGTTTTTAGGGTTTCCATCCGGCTTGGAAACAGGAGTTTCCACACCATTTATTTTGCGGTGATAATAGTCATTTCCATAAGTGCCTTTATCAATCGCTTTAACAAATTGGTTGCGTGTCATTTCCTGACCAGTCCGAGTATCGCGGAAGCGTTCATTCCGTCCGGTGTTTGATTCCTTAATTACTTCTACTTTAGGTTTATTTGGCATAAGCATCGTCCTTTCTATACACAGGACACGCACACGAACAATGCAAAACCATGTTCTATATTACATTAAAAATAGTAGCATGTCAATAGAAATACTAAGAAAACCACAATATATAGTATGCGCGTGAAAATATTTTACTATATCATGTAAAATTTTACGCATTATGTGAAATTTGCAGACAAAGAGCCGGACAAGGTTCTGGTTTAGAGGAGGTGAGAAAGGTGGAAGGAAAAGAAAAAATGATAGAGATTTACAATGTTATGGCAGATATGACGCTGGAAGCACTTAAATTCTTGAATGAATCCAAAGAGAAGAAAAAGAACTATTGTGTGTTTCTGGATGAAGATGTGCTGGAAATGGTTCGCACGACACAATCTCTGTATGAAACTATAAATCATGCGAACCAGTCAGTAATCCCTACCGCATCATTGCGCGATGTCTCGGACGATCTGAAAAATGATTGCAAGTATACCGACCGTCCAGACGCTATGTGAAAATTTGCTTGACATTATCCCAGTCCGTTTCAATAAGGCGCCCATTGTAATTATCGGCGACTTCTATGACAAGCAATGTATCGTTCCCGTCAAGATACTGGGAGATACGGTCATTTATCTGTTTTGAAGTCATGTTCGACTTAATCAGATAAGAAGACCTCCATGCTGAATACCATGTGACAGAACATTCTTTTATAGTTTTTATTACACTTTCATAATTCTGCCCTTGAGCATTAAGGTCATAGGTAATCAAGTAAGCAGACACAGCATTTTCTCCTTTCTTTCGTATTCCAGATGGCGGTCTGGTACTTACAGTATAGGAGATAAGCACACAAAAAGCAATAAAAAGCCCCGCCAGTGCACCACCACCGACAGGGCAACATAACCAATAAACCACACTTACTGGCTACAGGATAGATTATACCAGATTCTTCCTGTACCGGCAAGAGAACAGGAGGAAAATTTATGGATGAAATCATTTTACGGTCTGGGAAGAAAGACCGGGAGCCGATGACGGATGAACGGCTCCACATGCTGCTGAATTATGCAGTTGGAATTATCGCAGAGATTTTGGGCTTTGCATTGGCATTTGTGATTGTGCTGTGCATGGCCGGGGTTTTGAGGTAGGGAGAGAAAAAGTAGCTGATCATGGCGGATAAATACGAAATAAGAAAATCAAGCAAAATTGAACCTAGTATTTTAAGCACTGTGGCACGTTCTGATACATGGGAATGGGCGAAAAAGATTGCGGACGCTTTAAACATCTGTGAGGATTCAAAATTCTCTGTTTTTGTTGGAGAAAAAGAAATAGTTTCTCTTGAAGATGCTATGAGAATCAAATAATACGCACCAATGTTAGAGGGGGGGGGAGAAATGGAAGATGTAATAAGAACGCTTTATCCTGATGACTGGTCATACAAAAATAATTATATCGTATCATGCACAAATGGAGATTTTCCGTATGAAAAAAAGCATGATGCCGTTACAGCATTTTGCATGCTGTTGAAAAATCATGGAATAATTATTGACCCAAATGAGATCGAAACAGCCATTGAGTCGTGCGGGAACTATGTAATAAGGCATGAAGTGCATCCAATGGGAATTTACAAGCTGTGATGACGGGAGGTGATATGGATGCCGAGAGTGGCATTGAGTCCAGAACAACGGAAGAGGCACAAGATCAAGGACTTGACAGAATGGATTAACGGGCGGATGCGCAGCAAGGGCCTGGCGCAGGCGGACATAGCAAAGGCTCTGAATATTTCTCAGGAGGCAGTTTCTATCCGCCTGAATCCAAAGACCTATGAAAGGAACATACGGGCGGATCCCTTCAGGTACGGGGACTTGCTAATAATCTTTAAATTATTGGAAGCCACACCGGAAGAGAAGGAACGACTGCTAACACTGTAAGAGAGGAGAAAAACGGGATGAATTTGGATGTTGTGACAATCCAGGACTGCATTGATATGTATGATCTGAAAGAATATAGCACTACGCTCAATGACGGAAAAGTCATTGGATTTAAGGCAGAAAAAATCCCTACGGCTGACCGCGAACCAGCATAGGGATTGGGCACGGAACGAATATTTATGCATCTATTATAAGGGATGCTGAAAGGACAGTCAAGTGGATTTTGTTTATTGCAGTTGTGATCAGTGTGCATACAACCGGGACAGGATGTGCGGAAAGGAGTTTATATCCATATCATGGACAACCACCAATGAATTCCGGCGCGGGGAAAGGGTGAGCTATCCGGTGTGCGCAGACTTTAAGGAGATTGACGAAGATGATGGCGCAGATTGAAGTGGAAAATTCCATGGTAGTTGATTGGTGGTGGGACGAGCAGGAATACCGGGTACCCAGCCGGGCCCGGATGAAGAGGGAAAGACAGGCTTATGAAGCGGCGGAAAGAGAGGATAGAGAAATTGAAAGCAGGGGACAGAGTTTCATGGGATAGCCAGGCGGGAGGCTCCTGGAAAACAAAGACCGGGACGGTTATCAGAGAGATACCAGCTGGAGAAGGGGCAAGGCAGTATGTTCCGGCAGGAATAAAGAAATCGTACGTCAAATTTGATGATAAAAGCATCAATGACAGGGTGCTGGTAGCGGTTCCCGACGGGAAAGACGGACAGATTACGCATTACTACTGTCCAAGAAAAAATGTTTTGGTTGCACAGTGGAATGAGGAGGATTAAGAAAATATGGAAGAAGTGACAGCGGTAATCACGCAGGAGAGCGCGAAGATATCATGCAACTTTGAGCAGGTGGAGAAAGCGCTGCATGACAGGCTCTCAGAGTACGAGGGAGCAGTATTTACGGAAGACAGCAAGACGATAGCAAAGAAACATGTTGCAAGCCTGAGGGCGCAGAAGAAGACCTTCCAGGACAATCTTCGGGACGAGAAGAAGAGGTATATGCAGCCCTGGGACGAGTTTGAAGCGCAGGCGAAGCGTCTGATAGCCATGTATGATGAGCCTATCAACCTCATCAATGGCCAGGTGCAGGCATTCGAGGAAAACCGCATTGCAAAGAAGAGGGAGCTTATATCCCAGATATATGAAGAACTGGTTCCAGAAGACTTGTCAGAATACATCCCTTTGAAGCGCATCTATAACCAGAAGTGGGAGAATGCCACCACGAAAGAGAAAGACATCCGGAACGAGATATCCAGTGCAGCGGAGAAAGTCCAGAAGGACATTGCCACAATCAGTGCCATGGAGTCGGCATCAGAATCAAATGCTTTGCTGATATATCGCACGAACCTTGACCTTACAGAAGCCGTATCGCATATAAACGTTTATGAAAGGCAGAAGCAGGAAACCCTTGCCAGGGAACAGGAACGCATCCGCCGGGAGGAAGAGGAGCGCGTCCGCCAGGAAGAGCGGGAGAGGATGCTGGCGGAGCAGCGGGCCAGGGAAGAAAAGGAGGCGGCCATCCGCCAGGCTTATGAGCTCTTTGACCGCTACACGGACCTGAACCCCAAGGCGTCCTCCGCCGACGTACTCATGAACATCCTCTCCAGCGAGGATCCAGGCTATATCGCTGACTTTATCGCCCAGAATGTGGCCATGCGGGTGCTGGATAAGCAGTCCATCCTGGACGAGATCCGTCCCGTCCAGCGGCTGAATAAGCTCAACCGTC